TACCGTAGGTTTCCTCACCGGCATCGTTCTCGGTGATTTTTGCGTAATACAGTCTGTCAAGACCGATCGTTGCCATGATTCATTCCTCCAGTTCGTAGATTTGCGCCACGTCAATGGCGTAGTGGTGGTAGCCGGTTTCGGTCTCAAAGCCGATATACCGGCGGTCGGTAATATAAAAGTCCGCACCAAGCAAGGCGCGGACAAGGTCATTTTTCAGTTTGGTGTAACTGCCCTTTGTGAAGAGGGACAGCCGTGCCTCCTGTGTCTCACAGCCGGGAGCATTGTCGGCGTGAAGTTCGAAGCTGTCCGACAGCGGTGTGATGACCAGATAGGTGTCCGGTGCTTTGCCGGAGAACACACCCGTTTCCATTGGAACACCGCAATGCTCGGCGATGGTTTGTAAATCGGATAGCAGGCTCACAGCTTTTCCACCTCCTCGTCCAGCGCCTTGGTCATGGCATCGATGCATTCCTGCCGGGATGCCGTTTTCGCAGGTTTCAGAAACGGCTTTGCAGGCTGACCGTGCTTGCCGTATTCGAGAATGTTGGCAAGTTTGGCGTTGCTGCCGCCGTCCGAGCGAGGTTCGGCGAAACCGACCTTGATGTCGTGGTTACCGTCCCGGTTCAGCTTGGAGGGCGAAAGGCCCAGCGCACCAACCAGTTCACCCGTGGAACGGGAGTCGTATTTCGTACCCCTGCCCACAACGGAGGAGAGATTGCTGCGTACCCTGGCGAGAACCACCTCGCCACCGGCCTGCAAAACGGTATCCGCAACAGAGTCAAAGTTGCTGCCCAGTTTGGAGATTTTCAGAAGAAATTCCTCCGGCATTTTCATGTCGCACTTAGCCAACGGTCGGCACCTCCTTCTTTGCCAGCACCTCAATGTACATACCACGGCCTTTGACATCCTCCACGGACACAATGTCGTAGCGACAGTCATCGCAGATGAGAAACTGGTCGGTAGTGACCGTCAGCCCAGGAATACATCGAAAGCGGAACAGGTCGGTCGCTTCACTGAATGCGGCGAGGTTCGCCCAACGCTGACTGCCGTGTCGACCTTCCCGGTACACACGGATGGAAGCGAGGACTTCATCCTCGGAATGAGTGAAGCCTTCGCTGTCCTTGACTTGGCGGGTTTCCACGATGTCGGCAAAGCCGTTCATTTTCCCGAAGCTCATACCTGCCACCGCCTATCCAAGCGGAGCAGCAGATTGACCGTGTTCCACACCTGCTGTGCTGCTCCGGTGTTATCCGCAAAGAAGCCGCCCGTGCTGCCGTCCCGGCTCTCGTAGAAGTGGGACGACAGCATGATGACGGCTTGCTCTGTAGTGGGCGGCATGGGGCTCTCTTTGTAGTAGCCCTCCGGGATGTGCTGGTAGCTTTCGGCGTAAGAAACAGCGGCGGTGATGTAGTTTTTTAACAACTCATCATCCGCCGTATGTTCCAGGATAAGGTTGGCTTTTACTTTGGAAAGAAGCTCGTCCATCACCGCCGCCTCCTTTCATCAAGACGCCTTCATCTTCAGAAGCTGGATACCCTCCGGCAGGATGATCTTGCCGTCCACACGCTCGGTGGCAACAAAGCCGACCTGACCGTTGGTGGAATACAGCTCGTTCAGACGCTGAACGGTTCTGCCGGTGCGGTCAGCAATCCAGTAGCTCTGGAAATCGCCGAAGGCAATGGAGAGCGCACCTGCCGCCAGCGTGGGAGCATACGGGCTGGTGTAAATCTCGTAACCGAGCAGTCTGTCCGGCTGACCCGCCTGCAGGGAGGGCTGCCACAGATACTGACCGTTGGAATCCTTCAGCTTACGAAGTGCGGAAACAGTAGCATCGTTCATCAGGAACTTGGCGTTCTTGCGGTACGGTGCTTTCAGTGCATAGATAAGGGAAATCACCTCGTCGGTGGTGACGGCGGTCGCACTGGCTGCGGTAACGCCGACCGTGCCACCGTTGGTGGTGAACAGGCCGGTGGGCTGACCCGTACCGGTGCCGACGCAGAATGCCTGTTCCTCGGCAGCACCGAAGGCGTAGGCAAACTCACGGGCGATGTACTCTTCCAGATCGAAGGCACTGTCGTCCAGAAGCTCAATGCTTACCTTCACAAGGTCGGTCAGCTTGTAGGCATCAATGGTCTTCTGTGCGAAGGTGGGATTGCTCTCGGTATAGGCAGCATTTTCAGCAGTCCACGCAGCGGTGGAATGGGTCGCTGCAACGGGGATCTTACGCTCGTTATCGGTAGTGATGACCTTGCACAGACGGCGCATCACATTTTCCTCCTTGAGCGTCTCCACGATGAACTTCTCAAACTCCGTGGGGACGAGATAGCCGCCGTTGGCGTCCACGCCCTCGGAGAGCACATTGTGGAGCATACGTTTGCCGCGCAGATGCAGACCGAAATCCTCGCGGTAGGCGTTAGACGCTCTGCCGGTCTTGGTTTCGCCGGTCGCTTTCTGGGGCTGCTCGGTGATGGGAGAGGATACGGGCTTTGCAAGCTCTGCGGCAATGGCGTCGCGGCGCTCCATGCGTCTGACCTCATTGGTGAGATCGTTCAGTTCCTTCTCCATATTGGCATAAACGGCATCGTCCTCGGCGGACAGAACGCCTTTTCGGTCGCGGTGGGTGTCGAGGAAGCCCTCCATCGTGTCCCACAGCTTGGCGCGCTTTTCACGCAGTTCAACAATAGTCATATTGAAATACCTCCATATTAAATGTAGTTTTTGATGGTGTTCAGCTTGGCTCTGAGTTCGTTCACAGAGCGTCCCGTGCGCTCCGGCACGGCGGGTTTTGGTTCAATGGCGCATTTTGCGGCGATCTTCTCCATGAGAGAGTTCACCACATTCGCCTTGGAATACAGCATGGAAACGGTGGGCGCGGGCACGCCATCGGATTCTGTGCTTCTCTGCATGATTTCGTCCGCAAAGCCGAGTTCTACAGCCTTGTTTGCGTCCATCCAAGTTTCCGCATCCATGAGACGAGACAATTTTGCACGAGACAGCCCCGTCTTGATCTCATAGGCGTTGATGATGGAATCCTTCACGCTGCCGAGCATTTCGATGGCTTTCTGCATTTCCTCCGAATTGCCGAATGCCGCAGTCATGGGGTTGTGGATCATAAGCATGGACACCGGGGACACCAGCACCTTCGTGCCTGCCATAGCGATGACGGACGCTGCGGATGCCGCAATGCCATCGATTTTCACGGTCACATCACCCTTGTAGTCCATGAGCATATTGTAGATTTGCGCTGCAGCCACGCAGTCGCCGCCGGGAGAGTTGATCCACACGGTAATACTTCCGCTGCCAGACATGAGCTCGTCCTTGAAAAGCTGCGGGGTGACATCATCGTCAAACCAGCTTTCCTCGGCGATGGTTCCGTTCAGGAACAAGGTTCTTTCCTGTGTCTGTTCCTGCGTCTCCGCGTTCGTCACCGTTCGGCCCTTCCAATTCCAAAATTTCTTCATCGGTTTTTTCCTCCTTTCCGTCATCGGTAGGTGTATCTGCAAAAGCACCCGCATCTTTGAGCGGAAGCATATTGCCGTTAATGAGGTACAGGTCGCCGCCGTCCTCTGCCGGGATGCGGTCGAGGTTTTCCAGCTCACGGATGTCATTTGCGGACATCCAGCCGTTCTGGCGGCCGATGGCGTACCCGTTCATGCGGCTCTGATAATCGCCGCGCAGCAAGCCTTCCAGATTGAACTTCACGAAATACACCGCTTTTTCGTCCCGCGAGAGGAGTGACCGCTGAATGGACTGCTCCCAGCGGATGACCCACGGGTCAAGGGTGTACTTCACGAACTCCAGGGACTGCTGCTCAATATTAGAAAAGCTCGACTTTTCCAGGTCGCCAACCATGTGGGGTGGGACTCGGAAAATTCGAGCAATCTCATTGATTTGAAACTTTCGTGTTTCGAGAAACTGCGCCTGCTCCGGCGAGATGCCGATAGGCGTGTATTTCATGCCTTCTTCCAGCACGGCGATCTTATTGGCATTGCCGCTGCCGCCGAAGGTAGACTGCCAGCTCTCCCTTACACGCTGCGGGTCTTTGATCGTGCCGGGGTGTTCCAGCACACCGCCCGGAGCAGCGCCGTTGGCGAAGAACTTCGCACCGTACTCCTCGCAGGCAATGGCCATGCCGATGGCGTTCTTCGCCATAGCGATGGGGCTGTAACCGACCAGACCGTCAAAGCCCAGACCGGGGATGTGAAGGACATCCGATGGTTGAAGCGTTACGGCAAAATCCTTATTTTTTATAGCTTCGTCCGAGCCACGATAATAGGTGTAGTACAGCCGACCGTTTTCATCTCTGTCCACCGACATCTTGTTCGGCATCAAGGGATACAGAGCAACGATCTCATTCTTGCCGTTGCGGATGATCTGTGCATAGGCGTTGCCCCACAGGAGCAGGTGCGTCATAAGCGTTTCCCGGAACACGAAAGAACTCATCTCCGGGTTCGGCTCATCGTGGAGCAAGCGGTAGAGCGGATGGTCAAGCGCCATTGCCTTGCCGCCGCTGTCCGTGTATTTGTATAGGTGCAGCGGCAGCCCCGCCACAGCCTCCGACAGGATGCGGACACAGGAATACACGGCAGTCATCTGCATAGCGGAGCGTTCCGTCACCACTTTGCCTGAGGTCGTGCCGCCCATGAAAAAGGTATATCCACTTCCTGCCGTGCGGTTTTGAGGCTTGTCCCTGGATTTGAACAGCCCTGAAAAGATACCCACTTAAATCACTCTCCTTCAAAATGAGCAAAAGAAAAGCACCTGCTCATACGAACAGATGCTTTGAATTCTTCGATTGTATCTATTTTCAAGTCTGAAAGTATCCGAATTAAAGAGCTTTCAGACTTGAACTGCAAAAACTTTTGATTTTGCTCCGAAAATGCAGTGCTTATTCGCTGAGCAGCCAGTCGATGAGGTTCTCGGATTTGATGCCGTCGTAGGAAGCATCAAGACCCTGCTCAAGGGACAGCACGATTTTTTCGTAGTTATCGCGGATACTTTGAAGCGGTGCAAGCTCCCGTTTGCGCACGTCCTCACTCATCATCGATTCCGTTACCTGAATATACTTTTTCTCGTCGGCGGTAGTTGCAATGAAGTCAACCTCCACATTGCCGATTTTGCCGATCGCTACATCATAGCCACGGCGAAGCAGTTCAAAGTAAACGACATTCTCAATGGCGTGACCGCTGTCCCGATTACGGAAGCCCAGCAGATAGTTGCGAAGTCCGATGTCAACGATATAGTATTTTCCGAGTGTACGGAGGTAGGCTTTGCCCTTGATATCAAAGCGTTTGATCTCGTAGAAGAAGTAGCTCTCCAGAAGCGCATTCACGTATGCCTGCACGGTATGCGCACTGGGTGCGCCTTTGCGTTTGCCATCGTCCAAAAGTCCCTCGTTGACCAGTGTGTTGCCGATAGAAGCAATCGACACGCTGGAGCCGATATTATCCGCAAGGAACAGGATGATCTTACGAAGCAGCGTAGGGTCTGTGATCTGCTTTTGACCTCTTCGCTTTTCCCGTTCCAGAATGTCACGAATCACGACTGTGGAATAGATACCGTCGAGAAGAGACAGCGCCTTTTCCTGCTCCAGTCCGACATCGGCGATGCCGGGCATTCCACCGAAGCGCATATAGGCGTCAAAAACTTCTCGCAGTTCGTAGCGTTCACCGTTCTTATCAAATACCTGCTTGCGGCGTCCACCAAGGGCGCTTTGCGTTTCACGAACCTCAAAACCGTGAAAATCGAGGAACTCACGGAAAGAGAGCGGCAGCATTTTGATTTCGACGCACCTCCCGGAGAGATAGGTGGAATACTCCGAGGAAAGAAGATAGGCATTCGACCCGGTAACATAGATGTCGCAGTCAAAATCCACACGGAAGGCATTTATAGCATCCTCCCATGCTTCGATCCGCTGCAGCTCATCAAAGAAAAGGTACATCCGCTTTCCGAGGACAATGCGCTCTTTCACATAGCGGTAAATATCATCGGCGCTCATCCCTCGGAAATCGAAGGATTCAAAATTCATCTCAATGATCTGCTCCGGCTGAATACCGATATCTTTCAAATGCTGAACCATCAGCTTTAACAGGCTGGACTTGCCGCAGCGGCGAATGCCGGTGATTACCTTGACCGGCTCCGTATCCTGAAAGCCGATCAGTTTATTCAAATAGCCGTCACGCCGCCTGAGTTCATGGGAATCTATCATGTTTTCACACCTCCTGCGCTATTAGTATAGCATAAATCGGCGAGAAAATCAAGTAAATGCACCATAGTGCAAAAACTTTTTATATTCGACTAATTTTGCAGGGTTAAATGAACAACAGCCCACGGCTATCATAGACCGAAGCTCCGTTATCGTTTCCACAGCGGATGGCACGGTCAAGTGCCATGATCGTTGCCACGGCGCCGTCGATTTTCTCTGTGGATTTTTCCTTGTCCGGCTTGATGTTTCCGGCAGGGTCGGTGCGGATGAAAATGTTGTCCATCATCCAGCGGAGGACGGGATGCCCGCCGTGGGCAATGCGCTGTTCCAGCACCAGTTTCATCAATTCTTTAGTGGGCGGGGACATATCCTTGAAACCCTGTCCAAAGGGAACGACCGTAAAACCCATGCCCTCAAGGTTCTGCACCATCTGCACAGCGCCCCAACGGTCGAAGGCTATTTCTCGAATATTAAAACGCTCACCCAGGCTTTCGATGAACTTTTCGATGTAGCCGTAATGAACGACATTGCCTTCCGTGGTCTGTAAAAAGCCCTGCCGCTCCCACACATCGTATGGCACATGGTCACGCCGGACTCGGAGGTCGAGGTTGTCCTCCGGTATCCAGAAGTACGGCAGGATGATGTATTTGTCGTTCTCATCTTCCGGCGGAAACACCAGAACGAATGCTGTAATATCCGTTGTGGAGGACAAGTCCAGACCGCCGTAGCAGACGCGACCTTCCAGATCATCCTCGCAGACAGTGAATTCGCATTTGTCCCACTTGTCCATCGGCATCCAGCGCACCGCCTGTTTCACCCACTGGTTAAGTCTCAGCTGCCGGAAGGAGTTCTCCTCGCCGGGGTTCTGCTTGGCAGACTCGCAGGCGTCCTTCACCTTGTCGATGCCGACCGTGATGCCGAGGGACGGATTGGCTTTCTTCCAAACCTTCGGGTCTGTCCAATCGTCCGATTCCTCCGCACCGTAGATGACGGGATAGAAGGTATGGTCGATTTTGCGACCCTCAATGATATCTTTTGCTTTCTGATGTATCTCATAGCAGATGGACTTCGTATCATTGCCGGCTGTGGTAATGAGAAAATACAGCGGCTGCATACGAGCGTCGCCGGAGCCTTTCGTCATAACATCAAAGAGCTTGCGGTTCGGCTGGGTGTGCAGCTCGTCAAACACCACGCCGTGGGTGTTGAAGCCGTGCTTGTTGCCGACATCGGCGGAGAGCACCTGGTAGATACTGCCCGTTGGCTGATAAATGAGCCGCTTCTGGGAATCCAGTATCTTGACCCGTTTGGAGAGTGCCGGACACATCCGCACCATATCAGCCGCCACATTGAAAACGATGGACGCCTGCTGACGGTCGGCGGCGCAGCCGTAGACCTCGGCACGTTCCTCGCCGTCACCGCAGGTGAGCAGAAGTGCCACCGCAGCGGCAAGCTCCGACTTGCCCTGCTTCTTGGGAATTTCGATGTATGCCGTGTTGAATTGCCGGTAGCCGTTGGGCTTGAGGACACCGAAAATGTCCCGGATAATTTGCTCCTGCCAGTCGATGAGCTCGAAAGGCTTTCTCGCCCAGGTGCCTTTGGTGTGACACAGACTTTCGATGAACATGACGGCATAATCCGCTGCGTCCACATCGTAGTGGGAGGTTTTCTCCATGAACCTTGTGGGCTTATATGTTTTCAGTTTTCTCGTAGAGACCACCTCCTGGGCATAAAAAATACAGCCCTGCGGCTGTTTCAGAATATACGAGAGAAAGAGCCTTTCGGCTCAGTCCCTTTATGGAATTATTGGCTTATCAGTTCTCGCTGTGGAGCAGAAGTTCCAGCGCAAGCTGTGTGTTTTCATCGGCGGGTTCAATGTCCCAGCCCCTGTCGTAGTTGCAGACGATTTTGCCGTCCCGCTTGAGCATGAGCTTGGAAATACGTCCGCCGTCGATACCCCACTCGGAGCCTTTGTCGTACTGCTTCATCCAGTAGTGAAAAACCTCGCCGTTAACTCTGATGCTGCCTTCTTTCCACAT